AGTTGTTACTGCTAAAAAAGTTACAAAGAAAAGAAACAAACCAGTTAAAATCACAACTGATAATATAGGTGAATAATGGCTACTGCTAAAGATGCTTTAAATGCAATAGAATCACACGAACGAGAGTGTAAGGCTTTGTACAAAAGCATTGATAAAAGATTAGAAGACGGATCTAAAAGATTCGATAAGCTAGAGAATATGATTTGGGCTGTTTATCCTTTCATACTAGCAACGGTAATGTTATCTAGATTGATTTAATGGACGCTGTTGTCCAGTTAATAAACGAAGTTGGTTTCCCTATAGCAGCAGCCATAGGGTTAGGTTTATTTATTTGGAAATTAATTAATAAAATCATTGACGGTATGGAAACTAAAGTAGATGTTCTTGATGAAAAAGTAAGTGCACAAATAGCACAGATAGAGGACAGGTTAGGTCAAAAATTAGATTCACAACACGGTATATTAGTAGCTCTTATAGATAGAGTGAGGTCTGTAGATAATGAAATTATCAGACAGGATACTTTATTAAAAACTATACTAGGAGTACCCCAACTTATGAATACTGATAGGTTAGCAAAGGCGGATAGAGATGACCAAAGAAAAGATTAATAAAGAAGAAAAAGAAAAAGACACAATAATTAAAACACTTGTTGTTATAGGTATTGTTCTAGCATTAGGTGTCTTTGTACAGAACGTTAAGGCAGACCAAATAGTACATAAGTTTAAGTCTCCAAGTTTTAATGGTATGGGAACTAGTTCACATTACCTCACTATAGAAAACCAAGAGTTCAGTCGTAAGCTTACTATTAAAGAAGAAATAAAAGCTTTACAAGAAGAGATAGAAAGAGAAAAAGAAAATAGTACACTTGCTAGATTTCTTAGAAACCTTGAGTCACGAGTCTATGCAGAGTTGTCAAGACAGTTAGTGAATAATCTATTTGGTGAGATTCCTTCTGAGTCAGGTACAATCACTTTAGAAGGAAATACCATAGTATACTCAAGTGATGGTATTACATTAACATTAACAATCACGGAAGCAGATGGCACAGTTACATCAATTACGATACCTATCGGTACTTTTACTTTCTAGTTGTTCTATACTAGATCAAAGGGAAGACACGTACGAACAAAGGTTTAAAGCACATGATGTAGTTTCTATCCAGGAATTACAGTCTCTTTATCTACGAAATGTAGAAGTCCCTAAAGTTAGCCCAGTAGTGGCTGTTTACCCTAGTGCTTTTACCGATCAAACAGGACAGCGTAAAAGTAATAGTGAGTTTGCTTTATTTAGTACCGCTATAACTCAACAACCTAACGCCTTACTTATAAGGGCTTTAAAACACGCAGGTGACGGTAAGTTTTTTAGGGTAGTAGAAAGGGTGGGTTTAGACAATCTAACTAAAGAAAGACAGCTTATTAGGTCAGCTAGGGAACAATTTGCTAATGAAGAAGAAAAGAAAAAACAATTATCCCCTTTATTGTTTGCGGGTATTTTAATGGAAGGAGCAGTTATATCTTATGAGGCTAATTTAGAAAGTGGTGGTATAGGAGCACGTTATTTAGGGATAGGTTCTAGTGTACAGTACAGAGAAGATAACGTGACAGTCAGTTTGCGTATGGTATCAGTAGCAACGGGTGAAGTGTTGTTAGAGGTACTAAGCCAAAAAACTATTTTTAGTTATGGTAAATCAGAAGACGTATTCAGGTTTATAGAGGCTGGTACAGAGTTAGTAGAAATAGAATTAGGTAACGCTAATAACGAATCCACAACGATAGCTTTAATGAAAGCTATAGAAGGGGGTGTACTAGAAATTATAAAACTGGGGTATGAGAAAAAATATTGGGTTTACGATCTACCAACTAAAGAGTAGACTATAAGCATGAAAAATTATTTACTCATGTTATTGTGCGTCGTTTTTCTTCCACTGCATTCAGCAGACAATGAAATTTTTGTTGACCAGTCTGGTACTGGTGCCAACATTGACCTAGAACAACTAGGTATATCTAACATCATAGGTGGTTTAAATTCCTCTGCAGGGAGTTTAACCGCTTTTGATTTAGACGGTACAAGCATGACACTTGATATTAATATGATTGGTGCTACCAATAAGTTTCTTGGTGATATCTACGCTGATAATTTTACAGGTGCCTATAATTTTACAGGCTCAACCAACACTTTTACTATTCAAGTAGACCCTACTAATACATACGGGGGTAATGGTTCTAATCAGAATGTAGCTGTTACTGGTGCGGGTAATACGTTTACTCTTAATCAAGGAACGTCAGCTTTAGCTGCAACTTTAGACCTTGATTGGATTATACAGGGTTCTAACAACACAGTTACTTCTAATATCAATATCGATGGGGCTACTAACTATATGGATATAGATGGTAGTGATAACACAGTTAATTACACAGGTGCAGGTGTTACCGCTTCAGCGGGTGGGTATTTTTATTTAGACCATACAGGTGGTCAAAGGACATTTAATATTCAACAACTGAGTACACAAGACAATGACTGGCTTAAAATCATATCAATTGGTGGTAATGCTTCTTCTACTGTGTGTGTTGTTCAAAACGACCAAGGTACAAGCACAAGCTGTTGATATTGGGGACATATCTGAATTAAACGGTTCAGCACAAATAGTACGAGATAAACCATACGACGCTAACTTAAAGTTTGCTATACAAAGCAACGATGAAGCTGTTACTAGAGACGGTAGAATGGCTATCACTTTCCTTGATGACTCAACGGTAAAACTAACCGAACACTCACAACTTATAATAGACGAGTATATCTATGACCCTGACCCAAGTAAATCTAAAATGGCTCTTACCTTTGGTCTTGGTACAGCACGGTTTATTACTGGTAATTTAAACCGAATAGATAAACAAAACATATCACTTAGAACTCCTACTGCTAATATTGCTATTAGGGGTACAGATTTCACTGCTACTGTGGATGAGTTAGGTAGATCATTAATAATACTTCTTCCTGACGCGTCAGGTTTGTCTAGTGGTGAAATAGAAGTAGTTACTGCTATGGGTAGTGTTTTATTAAATAAGCCTTATGAAGCCACTACTGTTAGCGTGTTTGAGTCTGCTCCTAGTAAACCTGTGATATTAGATCTAACTTTGGATATTATCGATAACATGTTAATCGTTAACCCACCTAAGAAAGAAAAAATAAGCTACAACGAAGAAGTGTCTACTAAGCAAGAAAGCATTTTAGATTTTAATGAACTTGATGTAGATTACTTAGATGTAGATTATTTAGGAGAAGACGAACTTGAGTTTACAGAATTAGATATAAACTTTTTAGATGTTAACTACCTAGAGGACTTGCTTAATGTTTTAGATGCGTTAGCTATAGCAGAAGATGGAGATGCGTTAGCCCAAGCAACAAGTACACAGATAACAGGAACTCTTTTAGGTAAAGACCCCGATACACAAATAACAGCTTTAATAACAGGAAATGTCATTAGCTTACGAAGACAAGTAAACGAAAGTGTTAGACTAGATTTAGATGGCAGTAATGCGTACACTGTAATTTTGATTCAAGATGGAGTATCTAATGTTATTAAGGTTAATGGGGGGAGCAATAGTGTTATAACTATTACTCAGGGAGGCTGATGAAAAAACTTATAGTTCCACTATTAATTATACTTTCCCTGCCTTTAGTGTTTCAATCCACACCTACTGAGATTTTAAAATTAAAAACCTTCGATAACTTAGTGAAAATTCAGGAACCATCTGGTAATTTTGTGATCTTAAACATAACCGAGAATGATGTCGAAAAAGAAGGTGGTTGGCCATTACCAAGAAGAAGGTTAGCACAAATACAAATAGATCTATTAAATAAGGGAGCGATAGGTGTGGGGTGGGTTGTTTCGTTCCCACAAGCAGATAGAATGGGAGGCGATAAAGTTTTTTCAGAGACTTTGGGTTATGGTAACTCTGTGCTAGCCATGTTTGAGTATCCTAACAATTTGTTTCCTAAAACTACAGGAACAGTAATTAAGGGTGAAGATGTTGGAGGAATGTACACACAAGGTGTAGTACAAAACATCAGTATACTCCAAAACCAATCAAGTCAAGGAATAGCAACAGCACCAGTTGACGCAGATAAGTTAGTTAGAAGAATTCCTTTATTACTAAGGACACCAGATGGATATGTCTCAGCTTTTGGTACAGAAGTATTAAAAGCATTAACAGGAGCCAAGACATACATCATAACTACAAATAGTAATGGTATACAGGAAATAGCAGTAAAAGGATTACCCCCAGTTAAAACAGATAGTCTTGGTCGTAAATGGATAAGTTGGGTAGATACACCCGAAACAAATTTACAAGAAATGAACGTTAATGGTAAGTTTGTTTTTGTAGGTGTCACTGCTAATGGAATTATGCCCCAAATTGCAACACCGATAGGTTTACTAGAACCACATAAAATACAGGCTGCACTATCTGAATCAATATTAATACAAAACTCTCCAATGATTCCAGGATGGTCTTTAGCATTAGAATTAATGATTTTTGCTATATTTGTACTTCTCACATGGGCTGCATTAAACGTTTTTGGTATTACAAAGGGTATAAGTATAGCTGTATTCCTTGTGTTTTGCACGAGCTTTGGAGGATACAGCTTGGTGCAGAAAGGTTATTTAATCGATGTGACGTGGACGTTAATCTCACAGTTCATAACTGCAACTATAGCTTTTTATGTAAGGTTTAGGGAACAGTTTAAGTTACGACTACAAATTAAAAAGCAGTTTGAACACTATCTTGATCCACGACAAGTAAAACGTTTACAGAAAAACCCTGAGTTGTTAAAACTAGGTGGTGAGAAGAAATATGCTACTTTCTTATTCACCGACGTAAGAGGGTTCACTTCATTAAGTGAAAGCGTTGAACCTGAACAGGTGACATACATAATGAATAAAGCACTTACAGCTCAACAGTCAGCCGTACAAAAACATGAAGGTATGGTCGATAAATATATTGGTGATGCTATGATGGCTATATTTAATGCTCCTATAGATCTAGATAACCACGAAGATAGGGCTATTGAATGTGCCTTAGAAATACAGAAAAACATGATTGAACTAAACCGTGAATTAATACAAGAAGGATTACCCAGTATCGCGATAGGAATAGGAATTAACTCTGGAGAAGCTATTATAGGTAACATGGGGAGTGATCAAAGGTTTGACTACACTGCTATTGGTGACGCAGTAAACACTGCTGCTAGACTAGAAAGTTCTACAAAAGAAGTTGGTCGTGATTTAATTATAGGTCAAAACACTAAACAAAAGTCTAAATTTAAGTTAGAATTATTAAAACCGATTAAAGTTAAGGGTAAAGCAAAGGCATTGGAAATTTATACGTATGAGTAAAATATTTATAGGAATTATATTAGTATTAGGTTTATCAACTTTTGTTTTATGGAATCAAAACTCTAAACTTTC